ATATTCAGACGCGCCTGATTCATTGCGCGGCGAATCTTAAAAAGATCCTCGCGCAAACCTTTTATTACGTCGCGCTCGACCGAAATCATCTCACGACGTTGCTTCATTGTTAAACCCATAAAATTCTTACCTTTACCTTACTCGGCGAGGACCAATTCCTCACCCTATACAATCATTATACTATAAAAGGGTGCCAAAAACAATAGTAAAATGTCGAATAAAATCAATAACTTACGAGCACCTCTCGAAAGACACGTTTTGCCTGTTCGAAAGTGGTGTCGGAGAGGCGAATCTTGTTGCCTGTGCTGCGGCACTCGATTTCGTAACAGTAATTCCCTGTGTGCCAAAGCGTATGGCGATTGCCAAACTTGTCGTTTTGTGCGTCGATGAAATGGTAGAATTTCACTGCTGATTCTCCGTAGGATACGGACCTGTGTAATTGTCCCAGTTATCCATGATGTATTCTAGCACTTCAGACTGAAATGCGCCTAATTCACTGAGTGGCGCATTGTCGTAGTCTGGGTCTGTGGGCCAGTCGAATCCGAGGCGCATTGCGTCGAATTTCAGGCTTTTAATTGAAGTGATTGTGGCTAACCTATACGCCGCTGGGTTTTTTTCAATTTCGTGTTTCATACAACCATTATCGTATGAAACGCAGGAAAATACAACAGAAAAAACTCTTGTAAAATCAATGACTTACAACTCCATCTCTCGCCGAGGAGAGAGGTGCGAGAGCGGTCCTATCTGGGGGGTTCGGATAGGTCTAGGGGGAGGTCGAAATACCGCACTCGGACTCCTGCTTCACGCAGCATTTCAGCCGCATGTTCTATCGAGTAATGCTTACCTGCACCGACACCAGTCCATTTACGATTCGGACCAATGACTTCCTTGATACCTGCTTGAATAATTGCGCGAGTGCAATCAGCGCATGGCTTTGGTTCCCAGTTGAGATACATTCTTGAGTTGTTGAGTGATATTCCAACACGCGCAGCATTATAAATTGCATTGCGCTCAGCATGTTCAACCCAGAAATATTTTTCTGGACGCTTCCAGCGATCTTTCCAATCTTCTTCAATACCTCGAGGGAATCCATTAAAACCCGTCGACAAAATGGACATTGTCATCGTTTACAATCACACAGCCGACTTTTGTCGACGGGTCCTTGCTTTTCTGTCCAATCAGAGCAGCCTGTAAGATATACAGTTCATCCCACGATAATTCATCACGAATCATAAAAAATTATTTGATGTCAATCTTACGAAGTTTCTGTTCTTCAGGAATAACATTCTCCAATGCAATTGAAAGAATGCCATCAGCAAGTTCAGCTCCTTGAACTACTACAGTGTCTGACAAAACAAATTGTCTGCTAAATGTTCGACCAGCGATACCTTTTGCAACGTATTCGCGTTCATCTTTCTCAGACTTTTTGCCAGCGACCTTGAGTGAGTTTTTCTCTGCTGTAATTTCAATCTCGCTTTTCTTATATCCAGCAACAGCCAGTTCCACATTGAATGTGTAATCACCAGTCTTAATGATGTTTACAGGTGGAAAGGAAGTTGCGGTGGCAGTGAGAAGATGCGCTGCATTATCTAGTGCAGCAAACACATTATCGAAGCCAAGAATAGACGCTGATGGAAATAAGCGTTCGAATGGAATAGATGATAAAGTTGTGATATTAGTCATTTTGTAACTCCTTTTATAAGCAAGTTTATGGTTATGGACCTCTTATGAGCATCCACTCTTATTTAGCCAACAGACTATCCTGTTGAGCCAAATCCTCCTGAACGTTCAGAATATTTCTCTGGACGTGTCGAAACTACAACAAAATTCACTGATTCATTACAAACTATCTCAGCTTGAGCGATACGATCACCTCGAACAATTCTCTGCGAAACTGCAGAGATATTTGTAAGGGGAACAAACACCTCTTCCTGATAGTCTACATCGACAACACCTTCTGAATTTGCAAGAGTGAGTCCTCGCTTGAGCGACAGACCTGATCTTGGGTGAAGGCGAATGCTGAAATTTTTTAATGGCTTTTCTTTTTTTGATATATCTGCATATGTTTCAATCGTGTGCAGATATTCTATCTTGAAGATCAATCCTGTGGGAACAAGTAAACGATCACCAGGTTCAATTTCAAATTCCTCTGCAGTATTCAAAACATTAAAGTTATGAATGTGACGTACAACTGCATCATTGTAACGATTGTATCCTTTTACGATACCAATATCACATGTGGGTTGAAAGGATAAATCAAAACACGTCGAAAATGTTGATCCATATGATGGTGTCTCAATATCATCACGAAGTTTAAAGATGTTTACAGAGAACACTAGGTTGCCTCTTTCTTTTTCTTTCCGATCGTATACTTAGAAACTAACTGCCATTGATTTTTATCTTTAAATGGTAAAATTTTGATCTGTGATAATGGTGCAATGTTGTCTTTTGTTTTTGCTGAATCAGCTAATTTAACCAATCCCCACTCAGCCATTAGATTTGCAATAGTGTTGCGGCGTTGGATGTCATTGTCTGACATGTTGCTTGGTTTGCCATCCAATTCAAAAAGTTCTTTAAAGTGAACAATGTAATATTTGCCTTGTTTATGGAGAATATGACAAGACTGGTAAAGTATATTTTCATTCTTGGCAGCGACTCCTATACGAGTAAGAGTCTCACGAACTTTTAGAAAATCATCTTGTTTATCTAAAGTTACTTCAACTAATTTATCAATCATTTCAATCACCCTTATATAATTCTTTTTTTAACAAAGCGATTTGAACATCAGATAAAATTTTACATGCTTCCTCTGCTTTCGCATCGGAGTATCCATAGTATTCTTTGACAATGCTTAAATCACTGCTTCGAGCCTTTTTATGCCATTTAGAGTATGGTCGTTTAGAGGCTCTTACAATATTTAGGAGAAAGTCATATTTGAGTTTATTATCGAGAGTTGTAAATCTATTCATCTCATTCGCGAACAGTACTGTATCTCGATGATACGAAAGTGCACGATTTACCATAAAAGACGAATACATTTTTTCATCGACCTCTGTTAAAAGAGCATACTCTTTTGTTTGTAGAATCGAAGGAATAATTTCTTTAAATAGATCAGCCATTGAACTTGCACTCTACCATCATCTCTGTAAGACATGCAGTAAGATTCAGTTCCTGATCTGCGACAAATGCAGATTGATATTCGTAACGAGCGAGAAGTATAACTGCATTCGGAATTGTAGACTTATCCATAACGTCATACAGACTATCGTAGATTTTACGATAAATCTTTGCAGGATCGTCACCGCCAAAATCGGCAACCCACTTACGCATCGCACTAAAGTTTTGATCTTTAAGTGCAGTTACAAGTTCTTTTAAAGAAACATCAGCAATGCTTGATAGTATACCAGCATCTATCGTACCACTAACACTATATCGCTGGAGTTCATTTAGAATTCTACGATAATCTGGAAAATGTTTCTTTACAACTTCAATAAGAACTATCTTTTCAAATGGAATCTTTTCAGTATTCAAAATTTCAGCTGCACGCTTCATAAATGCAGCAGCCATCTTTGGTTTATCCTCTTTGCGGAGTTTAAATTCAATCACTGCACATCGACTATGAAGTGGCTCGATGATACGATTCTTATAATTGCAAGTCATGATGAATGTGCAGTTATGCGCAAATTCTTCCATCGCAGCACGCATGGCTGGCTGAGTTGAGTTTGGATTTAAATAATCTGCTTCATCGATGATGATGACTTTTTTGCCACCGCCAAGAGACATCGCACTGGCATAGTTCTTGATTTTGGTTCGAAAGGTGTCAATACCTGACTCGTCTGAGCCATTGATCATTAGATAGTCACATCCAATCTCATCACACAATGCTCTTGCGACTGTAGTCTTGCCAGTGCCTGGACCACCACAAAGCAAAAGATGAGGAATTTCTTTTCGATCTACATAGGACTGAAAGGCGATTTTATACTCATCAGGTAAAATACAATCAGAGATAGTGTGAGGACGATATCTCTCGACCCAAAGAACGTCGTTCATAATAAAGCCTCATAATAAAAAAGATGGGGTGGAG